GAATACTGGACAGCAGCCATGCCTCCAGTCTGACCCCAGAAGTACGTTGTTGAAGTTACCGCAATCGGTGAAACACCGACCACAGCTTTCGGCTGAGCCTTTGGAGCCATAACCACCTTCTTATAAGGGTTCATGATAAAGCCGACCTCGGTGGCACTCGTGACAGCAGCCTTCAGTCCACCTCTCAGGTGAACAGTAGACTTAAGTCCGCTTGCGGTAGCGGTATCCCATCCACCCTGACGGTAAATCGGAGCCATTGCATCCTTACCCGTGCCGCTATTGGCCATTAGGTACCCTTCTTTGAAGTAGTTGGTTGTGCCCTCGGAACCATGTGCGGCGGTGGACACGATATTGATTATAACCTTCGTAGTGCCGATAGCATAGCCCGTGTTGAAACTCTGGTCATCCGAAAAATTAGTAGATGGTGCTCTGGCCTGAAGTACACGACCAACACTTATATCAGCACCAGCCTGCATATAGCGATATGTCCTGCCGTCTCTGGTAGTACCCTTCGTGCCAAGCGGATGCACAGGATTAGTATCCTGCCTTCTTATCATGTCCTCGCTTAGTGCTACAGTTAAAGGAAATCCCATTTTTTACTCCTCCTACAGAGTTATTTTGCGTGCGACCTCTTATGGCCTGCTAAGGCCAGTTTGGTCTTACACTCCTTCCCGCATATATCGCAGACGTGCATTTCTCCAGTTAGAACTTTATCGACAGTTTCTTTTCTGACTATTCTTACAGCAATGCCATCAACATAGGATTTGCCATCACCGAATAAAGTCTTTCCTGCTGTCTCTTTCAGCTCATATCCTTTCGGGACAATATAAAATCCTCCCTTCGAGTCTCGAACAACATCTGCGTTAGGGTTCAACTCCTGCGGGGTCTCTGTGAACCCTTTCTTCCGATACATCTCGGAAACACTCATCTTGTCGCCTCCGTTTACCACGAAAGCTCCCACTGGTAGGTTGTGGCATATCATCACATGACCAAAATAATCAAGATTTTCCTGATTCGGATGAAGGCGATACCATGTCTTGTATCTACCCTTTTTGGTCACTGGTGATTGTTTTACACCATCAACTGTTCCGTTTACCATAATTCCTCCTTAGTTGTTAGTTGCTAGTGCAGCGGACATGTAGCGCAGTGATGCGCCATATCCACCATCAATTTCTACGGCGATATAATCTGACGTTATCACAAGTTCGGTTAAAGATGCCGAAGCATCCCTATCTGTCTCGGTGCGTGGGGAAAGCGATTCTACCACACCCATAGCGTATTTGGAGAAGATTGCGCCATAGGCTTCGTTATAGCCAGATATGTTTGGTATGTTGCCATCATCAAAGAAAGGCACATTATTTATGACAACCCCACGCCAGAAGTTGTTGAGGATTTTCCGAGTAGTCTCATCCAGCAGACCTGCATAGTAAGTAGCCCCTATTGCCATTGCGCTCTGAGCCAGATAGCCGAGTGCATTCGGGTGGGCAACAACATATATGGGATTGGGGATTTTCAGGTCTCGACAGTTTGACACACAAGCCTGTGCATTCTGAATACCTAAATATTTGGTAGTAGCACCGAAGGCATTGTCAAGGCTTACGAAGAGAGCTATAATATCCTCATCCCTCTTGCGCCCCATGCCGTCACCGAGCATCCTTCCAGCCACCGCCATCATTGCAGGCTTTAACTCGCGCATAGCCTTGTCGCTTATGATGAACTTTGCTCCAACAATAGTCGGTTCGCAGTCCACGTAGGTCATACCGAACTCCTGTGATTCGATAATATCCTCACCATCGGCGACAGCACTCATCTCAGCCTGTCCGAACTTGATAAAACGATAAGTATTCTCCCCCTTGCCAAGCTGATGCCTTTCCACCAGATTGATGCAGGGTGAGTTATATTCCGCCGTGAATCTGGCCTCACCTATCAAGACATTAGATGCCTTCTCAAGATTGCCAGTTGTTGCGGTTTGAATAGCCATTTACGACCTCCTTTTAGTCTTAATATCCCAACTGACGCATAGCTTTCTGGTAATCATCAAAGGATATAGACTTATCGCCCTCAGCGAACTTTGCCACGACATCCTCTGCTGATTTAGCACGCCCAGATGGGATTGCTTCATCCGTCTTTAACAACGGATTTTCCTTTGCAGCCTCGGCGATTCTTTTATCCACCTCAGCCTTTACTTTGGCTTCAAAGTCATCCACTTTGTCGCCCTCCTTTATTTCGGTAGGTTCCTTAGAACTTTTCCTTTTTAGTTTAAGCAGTAACGCTTCCGCCTTCTGGAATTTCCCATTGGTGGCCGCATCTTCAATGTCCCAATACTCAGGGTCATTTTCGGTTAAACCCAACTCAAGGGTTCTTTCCTGATAAGACTTTATGCGCTCCTGAAACTCTTTTATCTGACGTTTTTCCTGTTGCTCTTTCTCTACATCATCGAACCGCTTGAGATAGTCAACCTTCTGCTGTGGTAGCATGGAATCAATATCAACATCACTCTGCCGGCTCTCAGACTGTATCGCTGCCAGAATTTTTAACTTGGCATTCAAATCATCAAGTCTGGCATCATAATCTCCTCGTTTCTTGAGTTCCTCATTCGTCTTGTTGAGAGTTCTCTGAAGCCCTTTATAACTCTCCTCTTTGGTTTCAAGCTGTTTTTGCATCTCTGCAATTTGAGCTTCGAGGCGAGCTTCTGCCTCGCTTTTGGTTGGAGTTTCTGATATTGGAGTAGCCTCTTCTTCAGGGGTTTCCTCCAAAACAGTTTCCTCTGTCCCAGTTTCCATTTATACCTCCTTTGTTGGGGGGATAACCTCTCTAAAATGGAGAAGCGGGGGCAACTCCACAATAAAGAAATTATCCCCCGCTTCTGAATATATTAAATTGTTAAGGTTCTTATACTATTATATCATACCTATTTTGGTAGTTTCAGTTTACCCCACACCCCACTATCAGATGGTCTAATCTTATTCCAATCCAATGGCATAATTTCTGTCTTATCCTCAGACCGCTTATCTATCGTGGTATCTCCCCATATATATCTCATCCATGCATCGGATTTATTTTGGGCATCCTCAAGTAATGCACGAATTGTCCTGCGTGGTTGAGCAGTAGGAATACCAGTAAGATAACCCAGCGATTCAGGGATACTCCAACCCAGTTTATCCCACTGCTTCTTATTTACCTGATAGCCTATCTGATTTATCTTATCCAGTAACTCAAGGGTTAAAATATCCGACCCACCTGTCCATCCGTAAATTGAACCTGCGAGCATCCTGCCCCAGACAGGGAATGCAGATAGACCCATAGATACCATATCTTTGGTCATTTCTTCAGCATCCTGAGCAGGTCGACTTCTGGTAATAGCCCCAATCATCAAAGACGGAATAACGAACATCTCCATGCTCCGTTTTATAAAATCAGACTTGGTTATCTGCCCTGCTCCCATCTTACCTACCATGTGAAACCTATAATAATTCCAGTATTGATTCAACTGGTTGGTAAACATAGTGAGTGCTTTCATAAACTCACCAGACTTCCAGTATTCAGGAACATCCTTAGCGCTGAAGAAGGGTTGCGTCCTGCGGATTGCCCTGGTCGCATATTCAGCAGCCTCGCTCGTTTTTAGTCCCTGCTTGATAGCATCATCAAATCCTCCACGCCACAATGAGTTTACCGCCAATCTGTCCATCGTAGTAGTCAGTATCATAAAAATATCACGGGCAGTCTTTTTGCCCGATATTTGCTTTGCAAGACTGGCCATAGCCCTATTCTCAGCCAACTCCCTCTCAAGAACACGGGCATTTATCTGAGGGGCTACTTCCTTTATTAATCTGTGAGTCGCCCTAGGGTTAGATAAATAGGTAAATAATCCCTTAACCGCGGGTATCATACCAATTTCAGACATCCCACCTACAAATGAGGGGAACTGCTTTAAGGCTGTGGTGATATTGAATCCGAGAACGGCTGTAGTGGCATTCACCCTTAAAGTCCTGAGCATCTTTTCCGACTGCTGCGTCACCCTCATAGGGTCAGTAGCCGCTATGTCATCAAGCCACTTATCCATAACCGATACTCTGGGATTACCATATTTAACTCGTATAGCTTCACGGAGCGTTTTATTCTTCATAAGGCTCTGCAAATCCCTGACGACAGGGCTGAAGGCTTTATAATGCTCAATACCTTGCATGTGTGTCATAAATATATCGAGAGCATCTAACTTAACAGGCACGGTAGCACTCTTAACACGGGGTTTAGTGAATCCTTTTGTTATCTTTCGTGATGCCCACTTGACGCCATATTTTAACAATCTCTCGTCTATGACAGGTTCATCATATAAAACACCTTCCATACCTAAAGCCCTTCTATCAGCTTGTAAAGGCATATATGAACCTTCAACCTTCGGCATATCTTTGCCTTTTATCTGCCTGAATGCTTTATTCACCTCGTCATACTGTGTGTTAAAATACTGACGCAGATAATCTACAACCTTTTTCTCCTCTGGGGTCAGACTTTCAGATATTTCACTTAACACACCTTTAGGTATATTGTTACGCTTGACTATCCGTAACACATTTTCTGGATTCTCCATATGTAAGGCGATGCCAATTCTCTCCGAACTTGTCAAAGCTAATGTTTTCCCTTCCTTTACAACCTCGTAAGGAAGATTAAATCGTGCTGAATAAGGGAAAGTCCTGGTTGGGATTCTCTCCGTAAGCATCTTATTCAAATCTATTCCATTGGTCTTCAGGAAAGTCGTAAAGTCTTTTAACACAACACTTTTACGTGTTAATAGTTTGTCGGTAGCAAGACCTACGGGTCGCCAGAACGCCTGCGTAAACTTGCCACCTTCCTTGAATTTATCCATCTGGAGTAACATGTTCTCCATTCTGTATGTTCTATCAGCGAATCCCTGCCACGTATCTTTCATCTTCTGCCCAAGAGTACGCTGCATCATTTCATTCGTGACGGGTATCTTCTCAGCAGGCTCTAAACCTATATCTTCCACAAGTTCCTGAGCAACTACCTTTAATTGCTTCCTTGCGACTGCTGGTTTTACGTTAGGGTCAACATGAGGTAAGGCATTTTGCAGCCGTTCTGCTGTCAGTCCCAACTTCTGCCCAGCCTTAGTAATAAGTCTATTAGGTAACTCCTCAAAAGCCACCATCGGTTTAAGGGCTTTCACTCCACCCCTAGCTACCGCAGCACCAACTCCCTTACCAACAGCTTTTGTCCCTAATTTAGAGGTTATTCCAGCAGCAGATACCCCACCAGTTGCTACCATCGCAGGAATTTCTGACACCATTTGCTGCCACATAGGTAAATTACGATAGGTTTCATGTATTTTACCTCCAGGCAGCATTTCCTTCCACTCTATATCACGCTGTCCCCAAAACCCCGATTGCTGGTATTCTGGCGACTGAGATATATTCTGCCACGCTTCTTTCATACCACCGCCAGGGAAAAGACCTCTGACACTTTCTCCTACAAGAGTAAATGGAATAAAAGCCCAATCCAAACCTCTTTCGAGTGCAGACTTCTTTTTTTCCTCACCCTCTATCTCACGCCAAAGTTGTTCTCTTTTAGGAACCCAGCTTTGTGCCATTACATTGACCTCTGCCTTATTGGAGTCCAGTTATTATATCCTGAAGGGGTCTGGCTGCCAGCCCTTTGAGTTTTTTGCAGCCAATCTTCATAAGGCTGCCCAGTCCAGTTCATATAACCCTGCATCATTGCCTGTCTTGAAGCGGGCATAGACGCCCACGAACTTAACGGCATCGGGGCAACTTGTTTCTTCTGTAGAGGTTGCCCTGCCTGCATACCCAAAAGTGATGCAAGCCACTCAGGGGTTTCAGGAGTCCCCGGTCTCCTCTTAGAAGCAGCGACATTCTCGGCTGCGCCAGCCGCTTCTTCCTTTGCTCTTTCAAACTCGATGGTTAGCTTCCTTATTCTTTCGGCTTTCCCTGGTTCCGAAGGTGCGGTCTCAGACCACGGAATAACTTCTTCCGATGCCTGCTTTTGCCTTTCTGTTTGCAACGCTTCCCTCGCCCAGTCCAACTGCTGTTGAGGTTCCAGGACTTTAGGAGGTCCGAAATCAGGCTGAGGTCTATTCTTCTCATACCATAAATTTATCCAGTTAAGATAAGGCTTCTGCTCAAGTTGCGACAACGCTTCCTGCTGCTGTTGCATCCACAACTTTTTTCGCTTTTCCCAAGGGTCTCCCGCAGCCAGGCGTTCCGCTTCCGCCGCTCTACGTTGCTCATCTATTTGAGCCTGCCTCCATGATTCTGTAGTCTGAGCCTCTTCCTGTGATTGCTTGAATTGTTTCTCCCAGTTAAGTTGAGATTGAAATGCTTGACGTTCCTGCAATTCAATCTCGATTCTATCTTTTTCTGACAGTTCGCCAGCCTGACTCGACTCTTGTATCTCGGCTAGAGCTTGAGACGCTGGTAATTCAGTGCCATTTGGCCTATAAAACTTGCCACCAAACTCCATTACATTAGTATTTGGAATCATTCTTGCCTGCTCATTGAATAGAGCCATTTTATTTTCTTTGCTGACATTCTTTTCCTCTTTCAATCTGTTCTCAGCAAATGTCCAGAAATCAAAACTGGGTAATGTTGTTGGGTCAAAAGCATCAGGATTAGATGACAGTAACGCCAACTTGTCCCGCACTTCTTTAAGTACAGCATAATACTGAGCCACAAGTTGCTTTTTTATATCATCCTTCTCCGCCTTAAGTATTTCTTCATTGTAATGAGTCTCAAGAGCTTTCGACAACAAGTTATAATAGATAGTCGCTATTCTACTGTAATCTTCAGGCATTGTTTTCCCTCCTCATTTGTTCCATTTCCGCAATCCACTCCCCTACTTTCTGGTCTCCGTATTTCTGTCTGGCATAGTTCATATCTTCAGAAGCCATATTCTCGTAAATCCACATCACATCCTTCTCCGGTACGGGAGTCATGCGGAATGGGTTGACGTTACCGAATCTGCGATGGATTTCCTCATTCATCAACTCTCTGGTCTTATGCATCTCATCGAGAACTACGTCATAAAAATTCTGCTCTTTCATTTACGTTCTCACATATCTTTCTGGAGGTTTCCTTGCCCCTCTATTAGACAGTGCAGCATCAATCATCTCTGCTCCTAATGGAGTCTTCGTCTCACCCTTAGTCCTTTCCTGAGTTGTAGCTGGGGGTTGTGTTTGAAGACCCTTTGCCTGCTCCTGCATTTGAGCATTTTTAGCCATTGCTTCCTGAATCCACTTCATCAGGCCAGCTTCCTCGGCGAATGTCATGCCCATTACCTGTCCGACTGTCGGGTCATACATCATCAGTTTATCGACAAACAATTTCGCCCTGATTCTCCTTGAAATCTCTTCGGTATAACTTAAATACTCGGTATGATAGGTCTCAAGGTCTATTGCCCCATTGCCCATGTTCCATAATCTGTCTCCTAGAGTAGCCAGTCTGTCTCTCTCCAGTGGGTCTTGTGCCCTAAGCTCTATATTGCAGTCGTAATATCCGTTAATATCCCCCTTATTTATACCAGAAGGCTTGATATGGGGCAGCTTCTCAATCATCCTGAGAGCCAGACCGAATGACTTAGAGAATGCCTGAGCGGAGTTCTGCACTATGGTTTCATATCTTCTCAAAGACTTCTCCTCGGCCATATCCTGCTGCCTGCCCGAAGTACCCATAACTGACATGGAAAGAGGGTCTTCTTTATCGATATCTCTCTCAATGTTATAAAGATGCTGGAATAACTGGACATCTGGAAGCATATCCACTCCCTTCCTGATAGGGTCTTTAATATCACCCAGAATGGGAACTTTATTGAAAGCTCCCGGCTCCTGAGAATAGTTGGATTCAAAATCAACAGGTGGAGTGCCTACCGATGGATTGTAATAATAGTCTTTAGAAGGGTGAGAGTATTTATAAATCAAATCGTTGACAGTGCTTCTTATTGCGGTGTACTCTGCGATTAAGTCTTTACATTTTGTTATCCTGCTGACTGCCAGAGAAGAAGGGTCTCCGTCAGGGGAACCTTTACCGAATCCCGAATAAGCATGGACAAAGGGAACGAATCCATAGATATTCTCCTGTACCCCGTCAGAATCCGACCCATCAATCAGAAGGGCTTCGTCATCGGCTTCGAAATACCGTGATTTATTATCCCAGTACATGAGGTAAAGGACTTTATCATTTTCAGTCTGGCCTGGCTGCATATTCTTCCAAGCCCATTGAGGATAACCACGCCTTATATCCCGTGCCAATCTCTCATAGCAAAGAATAAGACGGTTTGGCACCCCCATTGTCTCACCAGCAAACCCGTCAACAAAGACAAGCAGAGGGTCTGGAATAATGAAGTGGACTGGGGTCTCGTTAGGGTCTCCCGTAAAGTTATTATTATGGAGAACATAAATCCATGCTTCCCCTCTAGCCAGAAGGTTCCTGACATGCTCTTTATACGGGTTGGGATTATACTCCTTGAGTATTCTTGCCCAACGGTTCAACTCATTGACTACCCTTTCGTTCCGCATCTTATCTTTACCCTGACGGAAAACTTGCGGGTTATCGGTGATTATATGCTCCGCGGGTGATGCGGTCATGCGATATGCTTTGCCTGTTCTTACCCTGTTTATCCCCTTTCTCAGCCATGATATACTGAATGTATCATCTATATACTCCTGGTCTTCCTCCTGCTGCCTCTTTCTCTTGGCATGATAGGTCTCCATTAAATATTCTTTAAGGTCTTTAATCTCGCTTTTTGTTACCACTCTTCACCTCATAAAAAAAAGGGGATAGTATTTATCCCCCGCTTGCTCTTTATTAAATTTTACCCTTTATAAAAACCGGATGTTATCGCAGGTATTTTATCCATTGGTGCAAACCCCATCAAAACACAAATTCTTGCCCACGCATCAATATAATCATCATGCCCTCCCCTGGGTTTACGAACGTCTTCCCCTTCCGGGACAACAATCGAGGAAAACTCCTCTATACAATCCGCATTACGTGGCATTATCTGGAATAAACGTACAGATTCCTCAAGTTTCTCCCATGCCACATCTTTTAATGCCTTGCTTGTCCACCACCCTTTCTTACCACTTTTTATATCAAGCTCAAACGGTCTTTTGCTAACAATAATAGAGGCGCATCTGTTAGGTGTCTTCAACTCCTCTAATTTGTTTGTAACTATTCCTGCCGCACCACCTGGTCCGGTCTCCCACGTATTAAAGGCACTATTATACAACCTCACCAGCATATCATGTATCGAAGCGCACTGGTCGGCTGTAGTATATCCATGCGACTCGGCGACTTGCTCCCCATACCTGTCTACTACTATTATAGCATGAGGGTCTTCCCTTCCTTCCGAAGGGTCGTTTGCAATCAAATAGTGTTTACCAATAACAGGCAGTTTATAGATTTTTACTGAAGGATAACGGTCACTCATATCATGCTTAATATGAGCTCTACATTCCGCCTTCAGCAATATCAAAGCTTCAGGAGAGAAAAACTTACGTGTCTTCAATGTTGACAGTAAATCATCTTCCGAAGAAGGGTATTCTCCCTGTTTCTGCCATGAAGGCATATCCCTTGTCTCCCTGTCATACCATGCCTGGTCTCTGCCAGGACGTATGTACCAGGGAAGGAAGACTTTGAAAAAATCGCTGTCTCCTATCTTGGCCTTTGTGTACCTCTGCTTGAAAAAAGAGACTTCAGCCGTTTTCATCGGGTCAGCGGTTGATAGCCCGATAAACTGCCCTCCAGCACTGATAGTAGGTCTTAAGGCACCATAATTTATCTCGGCATAAGGATGGTATTCCCATTCATCACAGACAACTATAGTGGCATCGGTAGACCTGCCCGCCCTTTCCGTGGAAGGTAAAGCCCTTATCTCCCCGCTACTGTCAGGAAATCCTATTGACCCTCTCTGGTCTGGGTCTCTTTTCGACCTCATCCAGCCAGGCAAATTATCATCAATAAACTTGCATTTCGAGATAAGGTCATAGGCTTCAGGGTCTTCGGCCTGGGATAACATAAGAATCTTAATATTCTCATGAAACTTGACTTTCCAGTAACAATAAGCGCAGACAAGCCAGCTTATTCCAAGTTGCCTGGCTTTGCCGATAACTATATACTTCTTACTAAGGAAACAGTCAGCTAACCATAGTAAATAAGGCCATGACTCCCATTTAAGGGTTCTCTCCCCCGCTCTGTCCTGAAGGAAGACGTAGTTCTGGAGGAAGTACGGGAAACTCCGCTTCACCTGCATCCACTCTATAGCCTGATTCTCTAAGTCTTCTCTCTGCTTCGATTGAGGCTCTTGCAAAGAAACTGCCATCTATCTTGTGAGTAACCTCCTGTTTTTCCACTAAATACTCCCCTATCTGAGCCAGTAACCTCTGGGAATTGGCATTGCCAGCCTTTGCCGAAGCTAACGCACCCTGAAGTAAATCCAACCACCTGTTTTGTATCCAGTCCTTCGGGTTGTCTTCAATCTCGACTTCCCCGTTTTTAACGGTAATACCATCTTCCTTTAACTGTTGCCCGATTTTATCGGAGTAATATCTCGTCTCCCAGTCTTTAACTGTAGTCAGGCCGACTTTCAATCTCTTCGCCAGCATCTTCTTATCAACGGGTAAACCATTCCTGAACCTCTCCGAGTCTGTCATGGAAAACCACTCGTAGGCTATTTTTCTTTTCTCTGGTAATTTAGCTCCCACGTTTCTTTACCTTCTTAGGTAATTTACCGTGTGTCTCAGACTCCCATTCCTTTACCTTGGACATGGAAACCTCACCACGTTCTGCCATGGCATAAAACTTCTTGCGTTGCGCTTCTGATTTGAACGGCATTATAACCTCCTTATCTGAACCTTTTTTAATATCTCCTATTTGCGGCATCCTAATACTCCCATAAAAGATTGCCATCGCTATCTATGGGGGGAACAGTCTGAGGCACTAACCTCTTCCCCATCCTTACAAGTACCCTGTCCCCCGCTTTGTGTATCTCTTTATCGTAGATAGGTAAAGATTGACTGTCGTGCCTGGTAACCCACCCTTTTTCATAGCCCGAGACTAACCTGTTATAATCCTCTATGCCTAGCACTACCAGCTTAGATTGACTGTCGTGCGTAACGGCTATTGGGAGTGCCTTCTCTATGTCACCGAAACACCACCGCTGTAAGTCTCTGAATCGTATCTTATCCATATATCTATTATACCACAGTATGACTGTCATGTCTAGACTGTAAGCTGCTTAACATAACCTTTGAGCGCCCTGTCTGTAAAATGTTGGGGGAAGGTTAAACCATGCGACTAGGAACCCGTGTCTGGCTCACCCCTTCGTATCCAGACCCTTCCAATTCCTACACGGTAACGTGTAAGCACATCAATTCGTGCCTAGTTTACTTTACCTAACTTATATTGTACGTCCCAAATACACGGTACCGTGTAAGATAATGAGCGTGGCTGGCTTCGATAAGGATTTAACCCTCCTGAGCCTAGCAGTCTACCATGCCCATAGCCATCAAGGTTTGAGGCTATTTATCTCTTGCGTCTGTCCCGGGGTGTAATTGGGCGTGTATTCCTATTCTTTCTTAAGAGAGTCCCCTCCCCCCACCCCATGTTGCTGTTGTATACCTTATTAGGAGTTTGGGGATAGACGGCCGGTGCTGTGCCACGGTCTTACTGCTTGGTATGCAGCGTCAATTAAGAGGTTGCCCCTGGCTACCGCGGCTTTAACATGGGTTAGCCTGGATGTATCGTCCGCGTATATCACGCTCAATTATAAAGATTTCATAAAGATTGCTGAAATTGGCCTCTATGGTATTGACAAATGGGTAATTATGTGTTATCTTGAGTGTATCAAGTCGAAGGAGGTGCAGAACATGGCCACTATGCTACAGAGACAACCAAAGGAATCCGGGGAAGATTTTCTCTGGCGGGTTATAGTGCTAACCCACATAGGCTGCAATGGCGTCAAGTGCATAGATTGCACATACGTCAATACATGTGAAACCGCGTGCACCGCGTATTGAGTGTATCAAGTCGAAGGAGGGATATAGAATGAAATGCCCGTATTGCGATAAATTCAAAGGTAATAGCAAGGTTAGAGGCTATCCCGTGAAAGAACAGTTATGGCAACATATTGAAGTCGCCCATCCTAGTAAACTAACCAAACAACCATAGAACGTATCAAGTCGAAGGAGGTAAGGATAATGAAGGATTGTAAAGTATGGACAAGGTGGGGGGATAATTCAAATTACGAGAGCTTTAATACGCCATATGATGCTGGTATAACTCTCGGTAACATCCTGAATCCCGATGGTAAATACTCGAAGGATATGCCTGAATTGCATTATGTTCCCAAAGGAGTAGAAACAGAGGGTTTCATATCTATGAACTATATATCACTTTTTTGGGGCAATGATGATGCGCAACCAGTAAATGAAGCCGACTTGAACGAAATCGAGAAACTGGACTTTGAACAGGGTATCAAGGAGGGATTGAACTAGACTCTGATATAGTGGGGTACTGCCAGTCCCCACTCTTGAGAGCCTAACACTATCAAATAATATGGAGGGTAAAATGGAGTTTGAACTAAAAGTTATCACACCCGAAAAGAAGAACAAAGTCGTAACATGGGATGGGAAAGATGGAGTTGACGCAGCTAACAGATATGCAGATTGTTTTCATGGGCATACAGTTGTATCGTGGCGGGCTATCTCACACGGATTATTCATCGGTGGAATACAGAATATTATAGATAGCTAGACTCTGATATAGTGGGGAAATAAATAATAATGGAGGTTATGATGTATCACATAGGAATAGGCAAGCGTGGGATGATGGATGATATTAAGGCTTTAGTTGAACTTGGGGAAGATTTAGTTCGACAGGGCATGGCAGAATGTAAAAAGTGGCATCTAACCCATGAAAACTGCGATACTTGCCCATATGAACTCGGTTGTTCTAAGTCAGTGAGAATTGGGTTAACCATCTTGGCTTCAAATGAATATAATGGCGATATAATTCAGGAAACAATTGATAAATTGCTGTCATCAAAAACAGTAAGGGAAGTAAAGGACATTCATATACCAGAAATGGCATATTAGTCCTGAGCACTAATAAGAGGGTATGAAATGGAATATAACGGTTGGCAGATTATAAAATTAGGCGGATGTTGCACCATGAGCCGCTACCACGCTCAAAAAGGCGACCAGTGGCATTGGGCA